AGGCGATACAAAAATTTCACCTCTTAAACGAATTGCCCAAATTGACTTTTTATCAGTGATAAGACAGGGAGTTGCCAAAGTCCCTAGTACTATGTCCAAAGTCTTAACTTGGTTCGTAGACCATTCTTACTTATTCACATCCTTAATTGGCACAGCATGCACAGCCTTTTTATACTACTTTGTGTACAAGGTGGTGATAAAAGGCGTGTTGCGCATGATGGATGATGACAGTGAGGAAGACAAATCGGAAATCGATCTGAACGCCTATTTTGTTTCTGCTCGTGCTGTGGGCGAAACATATGTCAACAAAGAAGGTGCCAAAAGTCATAAGCGTCCCGCATATGGTATGCGCGCCGAAGGTCAAGTAGGTCCGACCGCGGAACACATTTTGCGCCAAGTAACACAAAACACGTACGCCATTGCCATCGACAGCGATAAAGTGATGGGCTACATTACTCTTGTCAAAGGACGCATTGGCATTTTAAATAGACACGTTGCCCGCGCCCTACTGAAGTTGGAGGAATACACTTTAAAAGACAAGGCTTGCCGAAATTATTACATTAGGCAGTCTGAAACACAAGTTCTACACCATCCTGACTTGGATTTGTCTTTTATCGTTTTTCCTAAGGCTTTTAGGTCACACGCGGACATTTCAAAACATTTTGTCAAAGCCGAGGACATTCAATCCAAGAGATACACTGTGCGTGCCACATTTCTTAGAAACGGGGACTTAGTCCGCACTGTGGGACGAGGGATTCTTACAACGAAATTGATCACGGTGGAGAGTGTGCAAGAGGACGTTCCTAGCTGGACTATCGCCGCTAACCATGGCATACACTACGATGGATTTGAAACAATGAGTGGAGATTGTGGGGCTATCATATCTATCTTGGAACCTACTATGAACAGGAAAATCATAGCCATGCACACTGCCGGAAACGGTTCGAGCGGGCTTGGATTTATCATAACCCAAGAGATTTTGGACGCTACAATTGCAAATATGCCCTTCGCTGCGCAAACGCACGTTGACGTGCCCTATGAGCTCATCGATAACACGAGCCCGTATATAGCGCACGCCATAGCGACGTTTGAACCTGAGAAAACTCTTTTGAGACCTACGGCTTTGCAAGATGTTTTTGAACCTAAGAAACGCCCAGCCATCATAAAGAGATATAAAGACCTGGACCCCATGGACCGTACAATTAGACTTTTGCAAACACCCAAAGTTCAATTGACAAGAGAACAAAGTGAGTACATCGAGAATGGCATGAAACATTTCTTCTACAAGGGCAACACAGAACTGCGACGGAAATTGACGCTGGAAGAAGCTGCATTTGGTGTGGAAGACATCGAACCCATCTGCACTAAAACTTCCCCTGGTTACCCGTTCTGCCTAAATAACAAAGCTTTCGGAAAGAAATACTGGATTGACACGGAAAATAAATACCTCGAGCCCTCGCTTGTGCAGATGATACGAAAAAGGGAAGAAGAACTCAACGAAGGTGCCCTTAGCGAACCTTTTCTTTTCAAAGATTCCCTGAAAGATGAGAAACGTAAACTTGCGCACACGGATCTAGGAGATCCCGCACTCGTTAAGACGCGCATGTTTTCGGCGTCACCAATGGACCTCACTCTCCTGCTCAAAATGTACTATGGTGCGTTTTTCCAACACATGACCAGAAATCGCATCAGAAACACGTCTGCTGTTGGCATTAATCCTTACGGATTGGACTGGGAAAAGTTGGTGTTGTACTTGAAAGAAACAAGTGATTTAGCGGATGACGGTGATTATGCCAACTTCGATACAAGTGAATCCGCCTCCCTCATCCTAGCTTTCTTCAGAGTGGCCATTGACTGGTATGATGAACCTCAACATCGAAACATCCGAGAAATGCTAGCAGAACAAGTGGCTTTCCCTTATCACGTCTCGCGTGGGCGCATTTACCCAACAGATGGTGGATTGCCTAGTGGAACATACGGAACAACACACATCAATTGTGGTGTTAATTTGAGCCTATTTTTACTGGCGTACAAAGACATCACAGGATTTGGAATACAAGACTTCGCACACCATGTTCGCGTGGTGACCTACGGTGATGATAATATTTTTAGTGTGTCTTCAGACCGTGCAAGTTTCACGTCCAGTGCTATAGGCGACGTTTTAGGAAAATACGGGTTTGCTTACACCCCAGTGGAGAAAAATGCCCAAACCACCCAGGCTCGGTCTGTGACAAAATGCACTTTCCTGCAGCGGGGCTTCAAACACCAAGGAAAATATTGGAGAGCTCCCCTGAAGCTGGATAGCTGCGTGGAGATGATGTTATGGGTGACAAAGTCACGTGACCCGTTAGAAGCCATGTTGGATAACGTGCGCACGGCAATGGAGGAATTGGCAATAACACAGCCAACAGGGGAAGTGAGAGCAAAAGTGCTAAACTTCTTACGACAACAAGGAATCTATGAGCACCTCACAACTCACGAGGAGCGTTTAGAAACTCTCGACAGAGAGTTCTTCTAAAAGAAAACATTTATTGAGTAGTGTGATCTTGCCTTTTCAAACTCGCTGAATTGGTAATGCTGCTACTCTCTTAATGACGCGAGAACACTCTACTAGAAAATGATCTTAAACTAGTAGAAAACCTCTAGATCGCAAAACCATTAAGTACTAACGTTGATAAAATTATGAGCGGAGGCGTCGGAACCTCCGCACCGGCTACAAAAACCTTGAACGATACTGTGCGCGAATTTATTCAAGCGAACCCAACCGCCGACAAATGGATAGGCGGTTACTGGGAGGATCAAGAATACAACGCGCAGCGAGAATTGACAAACTCAGCAACGAAGGAATGGAAGAAAGAAAGAGCACGACGTTCAGTGCTAGACCCAGGGAATGAACATACCACCCATAAAGCCGATACTGACGGCCAAGGGCTACTTTCAACTAACAACCCCGTTGCAAGACAACAAGAATTGACAACCTTTCAGGACTCAGACCAAACGCGCAACGAGATTGTACCATATTGTAACAAGCTCCACGCCCGTTTACGGGCTTGTGACGAGACACACACAGATATAAAACGAATTTTGGAAAGACCCACGTTGCTACCACCTATTGTATGGAACTCGACACAAGAGCGCGGAGTTATCATTGGAAATTACTATCTG